AGACTGATTTTCGCTAAATTGATGCCGTGAAAATCTCTTGACCAACAGACCAAAGTGTCCGGCCTCCAGGTTCATGTAGTAGTCATTGGTGAAAGGCGCATCAGCCGGTGACGTTCTCGTTGTCCCATGCTCGCGCCTGCCGGTGGTAGCGCAGGAAAATACAACCAAACCGCCGACCCTGACCAGGTCAACCATCTTGGAGAATGTTTTGCGCCAGTGCCGGTCATGCTCAAAGCACTCGCACGATATGGCTACATCAAAATGTCCGTCAGCGTATGGCAACTCATGCCCCGCGCAGACAATGTCAACGCCATTGCCCTCTCCTAAGTCGCAACCTACATACTCATCACAGTCAACAAAGAAGTCGCGCACGGTGCCGTTAATGTTCAATGAACCAATCTCTAAAACCCGCCCACCAGAAAAAAACTTAGGGAATTGAGCCTTCACGCCACTGACAAAGTTGATCTGGGACTCGTGACTCACTTGAACCACTCCTCTGCATAGTGTGGCCGGTTCTGCAATAGCCACGGTATAGCCGCCCTGGTCAGCGCCTCACCGTTCAATCCAATGGTCTGGCTTCCAACGTGATGCACATAAGACCGGCTCAGATAATGATTGAAACCCGCCGCACGCAAATCCTCGCAGTGAACATCGTCTGAGTACCAGTTCAGTGGTGGGAACTTAAAGCAGTCCCACGCATCGCGGCCAATCCACGCGAATATGGGACTGACAACCTCCATTGGAACAATGGCGTCCTCGTAGGGATACCGGAAGTAGTTCAGCTTCTGGTCAAAGGGGTTGCTGCGAATGTTCTGCACCGGCCTGGCTGCATCGCAACGCGCAGAAACCCAGCCCACTGGCTCTTCGGTTTCAGCCTTTAGCTGCCGGACATCCTCCACCAGAGTTTTGTAGCTGGTGGGAGTCAGGACAATATCGTCATTAGCGCAGATCACAGACTCAAATCCATCAGCAAAGGCGCGATCCATGACGTTGTTGTAATCGTCACCGAAATTGTGCGCTGCACCAAATATTTTTAGGTCGGCGTCAAAGCCGCCAATCACTGACTCTGGACCGCGCAAATAGACAGGCACTTCGGGGCAGTATTCAGCAATGCTTGCCAGCATCACCCGCAAACCATTGCCATGCACTGTCGAGATGCAGATCGGTGAGATCATTTCTTCTTTACTGGCTTGGCCGTCTTGGCCGCCTTGCGGAAGTCGGCTGCGCTGGGCGCCGCCTTGCTACCGACCTTGTTCATCTTCTCACCGGAGCCAGCCGCGATACGTTTCTGCTTGGCGTTGATTGCCGCATAGAGTCCAGGCTTCATTCCTCTTCTCCCTCTAGTTCCGTGTCCATAGGTTCTTCAGAGTCCTTACTACCGTCGTTCGGGCCTCCGACAACCCAAGCATCACACGTCCGAGTAGCTGCGCACTTGAAGTCGAAAATCTCACAATAGCCGAGGTCAGCGAGTCGTATAGTTCCCCAAGGGTCTGCTTCATTTCCAATTCCTTTCGCAATGCACTGTTTGATTGAGTCCTGCACGTTAAACGCAGCGCAGTTACCGCATACGCTCTTCTTCGCGTCTTCCACGCTCACGTCCCAGGTATCTGCCTTCTTCTTCCAGTAAGCCGTATTCGGTAGCGCGGGATTCTCAGGGCCGTAGGCTGCAGTGGTGATCGCCTTCGCCCGATTCTTCAGATTCAGCACAACGTCCTGGGTAGGCATAGGACACTTCGCCACGTCCTTGGCAGGCGTCATCATCTGATTCATCGCCGCCTGGTACTTTGCAGGAACGTCGCGTGTCGCCATTACATCTTCCCCTTTGGTTTGGACTTGCCAGCCTCAGACAACGCGATAGCAATCGCCTGCTTGGGATTCTTCACAACGCGCTTGGTCATGCCAGAGTGCAATTTCCCAGACTTGTACTCGCCCATCACCTTCGCAATTTTTTTTGCGGCCTTGTCAATCTTCATAGATTACCCCTTTGGTTGGATGCGCAATTATGCTACGCGAGGCAGATTCCTGCGCAGTGGCTTGTTCCAGGACACTTTAGCCCCGCCAAATGCTCCGATCACCGCGTCACTGGCAAACGTCAGGCAAAAGGCGTCGGCACGGTCAGGGCTGGGGAACCCACGCTTCCTGATCTCGTCTTTGCCCTCAATCTGAATCTTGCCGCTGGACGTGAACGAATACCGCACGATGGCTAACTCTGCCACCAGCGCCTCGTCTTTGGGCATCTTGCAGTCGCGTCCCTCCAGCCAGGCTTTGGCCTTATGCCATAACTCGGCCTTCAGGTTCCGGTAAGTAGCGCCCATCGCTGGACTCTCCGAGACATTGATGCCACGACAAGGCAGATTCAGTTCTCGCAGCCGGTCAACTACGCCGGCGCCCAGGCCGATTGAGTCCACCAGGATCTCGGTCGGGCGCTCGCTTGGCGCCAAAGACTCGTACTCGGAGACCACCGCACCGGTCAACTGCATCAGGTCTAGGTTCTTCCAGGTCTTGATCGGCTCTGTTACCGCGTTACCCTTGCGCTTGCAGAGTGCCGACCTGTCACTTCCAAACCTGGCGACGTCCAGACCCCAGACCATTGGCGCTGACTGGCTCGGCTCAACGTCTCGCTGCTGCGCCATCTCCAGCAACTCCATAGGGATGACAGTATCGTCATCTGACCTGGGAAACTCGCCTAGCACGCGAATCCGGTAGGCGTTGCTCTCCTCGCCGTAGCGTGCCGCCATCTCTCCGAGGTACGCTTCTGAGACGCGGGGGGAGTCGGCGCAACTCACCTTCATCGTCACCCAATCATCCTTCAGCCGGTTGTGGGTGTCGTAGAAGAAACCAGTGGAGCGCACCGGGTTACCCAGCAGCAATGTCACCGCCTTGTGACCCGACATTGAGCCTGCTGCTGCTTCGAACACCGCCTCGGGGATACCTGATGCCTCGTCGGCCACCAGCATGACGTTGTCTGAGTGAACCCCTTGGAGCGCTTCGGGCTGCTCTGCCCGGCTTGTCCTGGCCGAAATAAACGCCTCGTTAGGCGCCTCCTTGACCTCAACCCTGTCCTGCTTAACGTCTAACTGGTCTGCCAGCATGGGCGGTAGCTGCTTAACCCATCTCTTCAGTTCCGCGAACAGGGCGTCGTAAAGCTGGCTGCTGGTGGGGGCGGTGACCACAATCTTTACAGGGAACCGCAGGAACAGATACCACAGCATGGCCCAGGCGCTGGCGGTTGACTTGCCTACGCCGTGGCCGGAGCGTACGCTAATGCGTCGGTTGCCAGCCGCAATGTGATTCAGAAACTCCACTTGCCAAGTGTCAGGCTCGGTGTTCAGCACCTCCCTGACAAACAGCACAGGGTCGTTTCGGTAGCGCAGGGCAAACTCAATAAACGGGTTATCGGGAGTTGCTAAATTTTTTTTGGAAGACATAGTGCGTTGTCAGGTGGGGGGTAGGGGGTCAGGGGAATCGTGGAATCGGTGAGTGTTTAGGTACTGCTACAACCGCCCCGCCGCCACGGCCAGACGGGGGGGGTCGGGCGCCCGCGGCCAGGTGGGACGCCGGCCAACCGCGGACTGCAGCCTGTGGACAACTCAGCACGCTGCTCGCCCCCTCTGACGCTGCGCTATGGTGCGTGTAACCCGTTGATTCGATTGAGTATTCTGCTGCGCGTCTGAACTTAGTTCATCTGCGCTACTTAATACAGTGTCCATTATGTGAATGAAAACAGGGTGTTTATGCCTGTTTCTGCTTAATCCTTGAGCAAATGCACTCATTCTGTGGATAACTTAGGCACTGCATCTGTGGATAACTGCTCGACCACCTCGACGTGGCGCAGCGCCTCCATGCGCAAACCCTGGATGCTGATGTTCACGGCCTGCGCTTTGTCAGTGCCGTAGGTCTTCCGATCCCAGCGTTCCGCGAGCCACTGGCGCGTCCTGATGCGCTGCACGTCGCGCTGGCCGTTGTCCACGTCCATGCCGTCCGCAATGGCGAGTGTCTCGCAAGCGAGATGCGAGGCCGCTTCCACCCGCGCGCGCGTAATTATAGAATGATAATCATTCTCATCTATCCATGTGTCGAGCGCACGCCGTCCGATGCCCAGGCCACGGCATATGTCTGCCTTGCTGCGTCCCTCTTCAAACATCGACAGCACCAGTTCAGCGTCCAAGTCTTCGAGCAGCGCCAGGTCTGCCCTCACTTTCGGATTACCAGGCATTAGACGGCCCTCCAAGCGTTTTCAGTCACTTCCAGCACCCTGCATACCACCTCGTCCCATAAATCACGTCCTGCGCTCATCTCTTGCCCTTTCTGCTGCCTTTGTGTCGAACAACTTTCCGCCCTTGAACGGTTTGCTGATGTCGATGTCGTTCTTCATATCCTCAAACCCGCTGGAGCCTTGCGGCGTCACGGGAACCATTGTCGTACCTGGTATTGCTGACTTGATCCCACGTACCTGAGTCAGCGTCGGACCCGTCATCACCACCTCCAGTTCCGCGAGTGTCCAGATTGATCTGGCGCCTGGCTCCTTGCGGAACTGCTCGTACCAGGTCGCTGTTCTTTTATCCCTCACGATGACCATCAGGCTCCCGTCGGCCATCCGGTGTTCCATGCAATCAATTTTAGGCATCTGCTCAATGCCTGCCTCAACCGCCCACCTGGTGAGCGCCTTGTATGCCGACACCATGCCCTTGATGGCTTTCTCTAGCCGTTCCTCGTCCCGCGCCTGGCTGGCCTCCCAGATGCGCTCCCGCTGCGCGTTGAACTTCCTTCGGAACTCGGCATCCACCAAATCAATCACTCGGTCTATCCCGTAAACCCGTTCATGGTCCATTTTTGCGGTTTCCATCTCAACCATGAGCGAATGCTCAAAGACTTTGAAACGGTCGCTCGGATACACGTCAGTCTCCAACAATTTCTTCGATGCCATCTCTAATCCTTTACCTAGGCAACTTACACAAAACAATTTCCGAGGTAGGCAACCTAGACAACTTACAACTTGCATTAAGCAAGTTGTTGTAAGTTGCCTAGGTTTTTACCCTTTCCTGTACAACTCGCTACCTAGGCAACAGTCTAGATTTACCCATCTTGTCTAGGTTTTTCAAACATAAGTACATAGGCAATTGCCTAGATTTCACATAGGCAAGATGAAAGTTGCCTATCAAAATGGACTCACAAACGGCTCATCTTTGTCCTTGTCGGGGTAGATTACCCAGCAATATTCAGCCATTTCGGTCTTGTGGTAACCCACTAATTTCTTCTCAAACATGGCGTTTTTGCCACGATACCAGTCCGTGTCAATGCTCTTGCTATCTCCCTTGCGCTTCACAAATGATTCGCGCCACTCGCTCAACATCACTGTCTTGTGGCGCTCATTACCTACGTTTGTCATATGCCCATTCTTCTCAATGGCATCGTGGATTGACTCGTAGGCCGCCAACTGGTTCCCATATAGCTTGCGAGGTTTGGCCTGGCGCTC